CAAAGAGCTATATTAGATTTAGAGCGTAAGGGCGACCCGTTGCGTTACACCGGTGGGCTATGACCCTGCCAGTAATAAACGCTATTATTAACTTTAGTACTGGCCCTAGTTTTGCCCAAGCTATGATTTTAGGTGAAGGCATATTAGGTACAAACATATTAAGCGACAGCGCGGCAGTAATTGTAGATGTATCTGACGTAGTAGATACAATACAAACTAACAGAGGCCGTAACCCACAGGCCGACCAATTCCAAACAGGTACACTAACTTTAAGAATAGTAGACCAAAACGGTGATTTTAACCCACAAAACCCTAACAGCCCTTATTTTGGCTTGCTAGATCCAATGCGTAAGGTAGCTATATCAGCTACTTACAGCGGTGTTACTTACCCTATCTTTAGCGGCTTTATCACTAGCTATAACACTACTACGCCTAAAAATGCGTTAGACGTTGTTTATACCACAATAACGGCGGTAGATGCGTTTAGACTTGCCCAAAATGCACAAATAGCTACAGTAACAGGGGCTACCGCGGGCGACTTATCCGGCACACGCATTAACCAGATATTAGATCAGATAGGCTGGCCTACGTCTATGCGTGATGTAGATGCCGGGCTTACTACGCTACAAACAGACCCCGGCACAGCCCGTACCAGCCTTGCAGCTATGCAGACAGTTACCCTAAGTGAGTATGGGGCGCTTTATGTAGATGCTACCGGCTCATTTGTATTTCAAGATAGAAACGTAACCACGGCAAGCATAGGCGGCACACCTACCGTGTTTAACGATAACGGCACAAATATAGGCTATTTTGATGCTATATGGCGTTTAGATGATACTTTGGTATTTAACGCAGCTAGCATTACCCGTACCGGCGGCACTACGCAGTTAGCAATAGATCAAGCAAGCATAGATAAATACTTTACGCACAGCTATAACCAACAAAACCTACTAATGCAGACAGATGCCGTAGCCCTAGATTACGCCCAAGCCTATGTAGCTAGCCGTAAAGAAACGTCTATAAGATGTGATGCCATTACCTTAGATTTATACACAGATAACTATAATGCCGGCATAATCGCGGCCCTAGATCTAGATTTTTTTGACCCTATAACAATTACTACAAACCAGCCGGGCTCATCTACCTTAACTAAGACTTTGCAGGTGTTTGGCGTATCTATGGCAATTACGCCCGGCAGCTGGAAAACGACACTAACAACACTAGAGCCGATAATAGACGGCTTTATACTAGACTCTGCTATATACGGCCTGCTAGATACAGGCGTTTTAGCCTACTAAGGGGGTAACAATGGCAGCGGGCTTAGGATTTAAGACCTTTACCACAGGTGAGGTTTTAACAGCCGCCGACGTAAACGGCTATTTAATGCAAGGCGTATTAGTTTTTGCAAGTGAGGCTGCTAGAAATGCAGCTATTACTAGCCCACAAGAAGGGCAGTTTGCATTTACTAAAGATACTAATAGCTTGTGGTATTACTCTGGTAGCGCTTGGGTAGCTAGCGGTGCAACAGGTGATATAGAGGGCGTTACAGCTGGTACAGGTATTAGCGGCGGTGGCACTAGCGGTACGGTAACTATCACTAACTCTATGGCTACAGAAATTACAGCTAAAGCCGATTTAATTGTAGGCACAGGTAACGCAACATTTGATAATTTAGCAGTAGGTGCAAACGGCACAGTTTTAACAGCCGATAGCACCGTTTCGCCTACTGGCCTGAAATGGGCTACGGCTGCAAGTGGTGGTATGACCGAATTGGCTAGTGGAAGTTTAAGCGGTAGCACTCTAACTTTGTCATCTATTAGCGCATCTTATAAAAACCTTCAATTAATAATTCGCGATGTATATACTTCAGCAGATACGCCTTTAAATGTAAGAGTAAATAACGATACTGGTTCAAATTATAGATATACTGGAACGCTAAATATTGCATCTGGTGGCGGCCCTAATTTAGCTATTGGAACTGAAGGAACTTCTTGGGAAATTACAAACACTTCTCTAGATAATGTTGATAACAATAATGCTGTTCAAGTTAATATTTTTGATTATGCAAATGCAACAAGTCAAAAACTTGGCTCAGCTTTAACTACCTTTACTTCATCTGGTAATGGTAAAGCGATGACAAATGTAGCTCTGGGTTATTATCCCGTTACTGCTATTGATAGAATTGATTTCTTTCCAGGTAGCGGAACATTTTCAGGCGGAACCTATGTTTTATATGGAGTAAAATAATATGATAAAAATTGAGCATAATGTAGAAACAGGCGAAATAGTTCAACGAGAAATGAACGCTGATGAAATTGCGCAATTACAAAAAGATGCAGAACAAGCAGCAGAGCGCAAATCCCAAGCCGAAGCAAAGGCCGCACAAAGAGCAGCCCTGCTTAATCGGCTAGGCATTACTGAGGATGAGGCTAAACTGCTCCTAGCATAATCTTGAGGGGAAGTGCTAAAATAAATTACTATGCTAACTAGCTATAACGGCTGGCCTGCCAGCAAAGAGCCGACAGAGATAGGCATAGAAAATTACCCTGTACCTGGCACAAACAGAAAACTAAAGTGCGCTAAAAAAGTAGCGCCATTACTTATAGGCTTTGCTGCTGAGTTCCACACACTTATAGAGCCTATAGATGAGGGCGAGTGGGATGAGTGGGGCTACGCATTTAGAGATGTAAGGGGCGTGGTCGGTAAACTTAGCTGCCATAGCAGCGGTACAGCTATAGATCTAAACGCTACTAAACACCCGCTAACTAAGCGCGGTACATTTTCAGCCGAGAAAGTGCCAATGATTAAGGCGCTATGCAAAAAATGGGGGCTAGCCTGGGGCGGCGAGTGGACACGCGCGGATGAAATGCATTTTGAGATAGCTGTAAATGAGGCTAAAGCTGCCAAAATAATACTAAGGTTAAGCAAGGGCAAAACGCAAGGGGCAGAGCAGGTAGCACAATGAATAGAAAGCAACTAGAGGCAGCGGCCTATAGTTACGGGCGCGCGGCTTTAGCTAGCGTTGCAGCCTTGTACCTAGCAGGCATAACAGACCCTAAAGTGTTGGCTAATGCTTTTATAGCCGCTTTTATTGGTCCAGTATTAAAAGCTGTACAGCCTAACGAAAAGCAATACGGTATAGGCGCAAAGTGACTAAAGCCCTACTAGGGGCGCTGCTCTGTATAACGCCCCTAGTGGGCTGTGGTTATGACGGGTGGGTGCGCTATCCTTGCCAGAATTATGAAAACTGGGAAAAGCCCGAGTGCAACCCGCCCCAATGCGAAGCTACAGGCGTTTGTACTAAAGACCTTATTAGGATCAACGATTAAACCGGCAAGGCGGCTAAGCCCCGAGGACATACACGCCCGCTTAATCTTTTTTATAGGCGCTGTATTAGCTGTAACTTTTTTTACTATCACCTTTGGCGCTGTTTATGCCCTGGTATTTGTAACACAGCCTGTAAATGCACAGAGTCCTAATGACCGTGACTTTATACAGTTGCTACAGACCCTAGCCATATTTTTAACGGGTGCGCTAGGCGGGGTGTTAGCTGGTAATGGGCTAAAGTCTAAGGCTGATAAAGACACAAAGAAAGACACGCCGCTAGAAAGCTAGCAATATGTCGCAGGCATAGGTCATACTTTTACTACACGCTGAGAGGGCTACTTAGCAGGTAGACCTATCAGCCTTAACAAAGGGTGAAATATGTTAGCTGATATAGCAGTAATTACTTTGACCGTATTAATAGTAGGCCTATTTATGTTAGCTGCCTATAGGACGGGATACCGTGAGGGCCACGGGGACGGTTACCTAAGAGGGCGCAATATAGCTAAGGCGCTTAAAGAGGTAACTAAATGAGCTTTTTAGACGGGTATGAGGACGTAAACGCAAGAATTAAAAGAGCCCGGGCTGAGTTTCCCGGGTTACGTTTGATAGCCTACATAGAGGACATAGATCTAAAAAACGGCTATATCTTAATTAGAGCTGAGGCGTATAAAAACTATGATGATGAAAAGCCAAGCGCCGTAGATTATGCGCTAGAGGTTAGGTCAGACCGCGGCGTAAATGCTAATTTTTGGGTTGAAAACTGCGTAACGTCTGCCTATGGGCGCGTTATTGGCTTGCTTACCCCGGGCGGTGCAGGTAGACCTACAAGGCAAGATATGGAAAAGGTAGAGGCCATACAAGCACCATTACAAACACGCGGGGCAGGCGGGGCAGTACCTACCGCCGCTGAGTCAATTAGCGCCCTTAAAGCCAAGCTAGGGGCAGAGCCAATGCCAGAGCCGCCTATATGCAAACACGGGCATAGGGTTTTAATTGAAGGTTTATCTAATAAAACAGGCAAGCCATATAAAGGCTATTTATGCCCTGATAAGGTTAAAGCTAAACAATGTGAGCCAATATGGCTAAGGCAGTATGGCGATAAATGGCTAAGCCCTAATGACCACGCTGAGGTCTTATTAGAGGCCGGGCGTAATTTAGACCCAATAGCGGAGCGTGAGCCTGTACCAGATGAACTATTAAGTGAGTCTGAGAG